TTCAACACATCCTCTGGACGCTGATAAATCACCCAGCTTTCCAGGGACGGACTGTCCAAACCATCGATCTCCGCGGAACCTTGCGGAACCCAGTGTGTCTCTACTTCACCAAGTGCATCTGTCAAGGCATCCAATGCAACTTGATGGATCTTGGTCTTAGAGGCACCCTTCCATTGTACCGGAATGGGGGGCTGCTTCGTCGTCCACGACCGCCAATGAACCATGGCAGACGTAATAAGCAGATCATCATGACTCGGACCGGAGTCACCGACAGACTCGAGGCCAACGCCACCGTAGCATTCTGGAACATACCACGGCATACCGTACTCGGCTGCAGCATCAAGCAGCTTTCGATTTCGTGCAATGAATTTCTTGTGCACACGAGTTCGGCACTCAACTGGACATTCAAACATCAGGGCTCGGTGTTGGGCCCCGACGGAACTATCCCACTCCACGCCATTCCCAAGTATTCGGGTGGCCAGATCGATATCTTCCTTCTCGACGTCAGCGACAGATCGTTTGAGGCCGAAACAGAGGCCTAGTCGTATGACAGGAACGCGGATGAACATATTGGTTCCATCGACATCGTCCCATTGGTACTCGAAGGTTGTGGAGTTGATGTTACAAAAAAGGCGAGAGTAGTACACCTTTCCAGTTGATGGCGAGAGACCGGCCATCTTTCCGAATGTTTTCCACGCGTTGTAACCACGCGGGCCCACAGCAAGCAGACAATCGTCTCCATTGATCATCATGTTCGCCTCATCCAGGGTAACCGGACGTGACAAATCATGCTCAATGGCGAGTGCGCAAACGGTTGCATTCACAATACAAAGGATCGGGAAGGAGATAATAGAACCCATGAGCTGTCCCCATTGCTGAGGCATCAAAGCTCTCTCCTCCTTTGGTTGACTGACAACGACCCAATGATCGGTTAACACTCTCTTGCCGAGTTCCTGCAGTGCGCGCGGAACGCCGGTAATTTCACAAATCGTATCCCAAACAGCGCACGACAGATCAGGATGAAGTTGATTTGTGGCGTCAGAATAGTCACCTGACAACCACGCCTGATCCCCTGTCAACGGCTTTAAGCGTTCAGCCAAGTTAGAAACATCGACAGGTTCACCAATCAAACGGAACGCGGGGTGCTGCTTTAACACACGCCACATCCATTCTTGCATAGGTTTTAAAACATACTGTGTCAATGGGGGTCCTTTTGTAATTACTCGGACCTTCAAAGCTTCTGCCAGTGACACACCCTCTGCAATTGGCTCTTCGTGCATTGCGGCGCGGAGCGCATCGAAGTACGTCGACAAGAACTGCTGTCGCGTTGCTTCAAGTCCTGTTAATTCAAGGACTGGCTGAGTATCTAAGCCAATGTGCTCTTCAAGGATCTTGGGTCGTAAACGCAAATGCTGACGACGTTGCGTGTCAAGCATTCCCAGATCTTCGAGTTCTCCGAAAGTACCGAACTCGCGCCTCGAACGGACCATGTTCGCGGAAAACGATGGAGTGATCGTCTTGGAAAAGAACGTGCGCGAATTCCACCGCTCACGGCAGAAAAGTTCTCGCGCTCTGCTACACGTTCTATCCTTCAATTCAGTGAGAGACAGCGTTGAGTGGCGAAACGCCAACGAGGATCCTGGAACACGAACAGGTTTCGTGTCCCGGACCCTTGGGGTCGTTAACGTCGCAATAGTCTTCTTCAACGCCTCACGTAGTTCCTCCTTGCCAGGTCGCGGCATACCGCCTTTCGTAAGAAGTAAAGACGAAAGGAACGAATGTCTGCTCGGATTTGATTTACGGATCA